CTCAGATATGGGGCAAGGGTGGCGCGTAAATCTTCGATAGAGCCAATAAGATCTTCGCGTTCCTTGAGAGCGAAGTGAACTGCGGCGTTTGCTTTGTTGTATTCTTTTTGGGCTGCTTCAAGCTTATAGCGTGCATATCCAAGGTTTTCTTTTGCGTCATTTCGCATGTCCATCAACTCATGAATTGAACGATCAAGTGTTTCGATGTATTCTTTGATCGCCTCAACTGCCTTGATAATTTCATCGCCTGTCATAGTTTTTACTCCGTAAAATCGCCGTCGATTACGTCGCCCGCTTCGTTGACCGATGCGCCGAAGGCATCAGCCGTGTACAAGCCTGCTACCACGTCAGGGAACAGGATGTTGACGCAGTTGCCAACGGCTCGCCATTGCAGCATATTGCGTGGCTGCTTGACCCATGGCCCGCCCTCGCGGATCAAGCCTGCTTGCTCGGCATCGGCTAGCGTGTAGGTCTCGGTGTGGCTTACGCCGCTGCGGCGGGTCATGGTCACGGTGCAGCTATCCGGTGTGCGGTCAATTTTCATGCTGGCAAGCTGGCCGCTGCGATGAATCAGGGCCATCGCGCCTTTGGGCGACAGCACAGGCTTGCCGCCGATGAAGTGAAAGTTATTGAAGCTGGTCGTCAGGCCAAAGCCAAGTTCATGAGCCATCAACATAATCGCGGCTGCGGCCTCTGGCGTTGGCACACCAAACAAGCGCGACCCGTACATAATTTCGCCGCCGACTTTAGCCATTTCAATAATGTCGCTGGTGATTTGCCGCTGTGGGGCAAGGGTGAGGTCTGTCATTGTTGGGTTTCCTCGTAGCTGTAGAGAACGGCGGTAATCACCGCGATATGACTTAACACTTCGATGTAATCGCCATAGTTCCCGTTTTTGATTTGCGCGGCGATAATTCCAAGCGTGTTTTGCATCGCTCGTTTGGCGGTGTCACTCGGATCGGCAATATCAGGCAAGTAAGAAGCGGTGTACGATTTAGCGTTTTCGCCGAGCCAATGCCATGCTTTATTGAACTTCAGCCGCGCCTCACCGTCTGGGTCGTGCGATGCGTCGATAATCCAGTACCACGTTGTATCAATCAACACAAGCCGCGCCGCGTCAATCACGTAGTACATATTGGTTGGCCTGACGCGATCGGCTTGCGGGTCGTAAACATCTTCTTGAATGCGAATAATGTCGCCAACATACTTACCAAGCAACGTCAAGTTAGCATCAATTACATTGTCATCAGCATCAAAACCGACAACGGCAAATTCGCCGCTGGTACAGTACACAATGCTTGGGTGCGGCTGTGGTTCAGCGCGGCGGGTTATGGTTTTTGTTTTCATTGTTGGAGTTCCTTGTGGTAGATGATCGCAGCGTAAAGCGCAATACAAGCGGGGATTTCTTGAGCGCTGTATCCTGAATCTGGATTGCAGGGTTCATAAATAAGATCTTCAATTTCGCTATAGCACTTCTTGGTTTCCATATCATCAAGATTGATTGCAAATTGTTCAACCTCACGCACGATTGCTTCTTCAAATTTCTCCCAAATTTCCTCCATAAACTTATTGACCAACGTGTAATCTTCAACTGCGACATACCACCACCATAGACCATCAAGTTTCACAACAGAAACATCGCGGATAATGTAGTACTTACCTTGATGTTTGATAGGGTCATTCGTGTACTTGCCGTGAAACAAGATACGGTTATCGACAACATGGTCATCTGCATCAAAGCCAATGACAGCAGTTGCACCACTCTCGAAACTGACAATAGATTGATCGGGTTGTGGTTGCATTGGATAACTTATCGTATTCATTATTATTTCTTCCAATCTTTATCAACATCAGCGATGTACAGCCGTTGACCGTCTGCTAAGCCAAGCGCCGCACGGATCGCAGCCTTGGCTTTGTCGCCGATGTTTTCAATTTTCGATTCTGGCGCGGTCAATTCAACCAACGCCCATGCCGCTGAGCGGTATTCGTGCAGTAGCCGGATCATGGTGCGCTCGCCAACGTGGGGCAGCGACAGTAGCACTTCCTCGGCGGGTGACAACTGCTCGTAGTGTCGTACTGGCTTCGCTCGCTTCGTACTGCGGTCGCGCTCCGATAACAGCCGCAACGCCTCACCAAACTGCGCTTCATCAGCGAGGAGCGCCACCGACACGCCCATATCTTGCACGCTCATGACCGCGCCTTGAATGGCGTTCCAATTCCACTTGGTTGCATGGCCGTTGATAATGGTATTACCGTTGCTGTCGGGTCGTGCTGAGCCGATCAGGTACAGGTACGCCCAGTCGCTGCGGGCCTTGAGTGCGTCCATGCGTTGGTGTAGCTGGCGGGTTTGCAGCATCTGCAAGAACTTGTCGTAATCCAAGGCTAGCACCACCAGCATCGCATCTTGGCACAACACCACGGCGCTGCAATCGTTGAGTGAGGTTTCAAGCGGCGCAACAGGGTACGCCGTTTGAATCGGAAGGAAATTATCAACTTGTAAGGCAACTATTGACATGATGTACTCCTAGAACGTTACATCGCTGGTCAGCGCAACAACCTCGGGGCTGTTGGCGTTGAACGTGGCCGCCAGTACGGGGTTGGCAGCGATCAAGGCGTGGAAAACATCAGCCTTGAAACTAGCTTTTTGCCACAGCGGCGGCAGGAACGTTGCCATCATGGCGCGTTGCGCGTCGTTGACATCGGCAACGACTGGCGCTGCAACAGCGGCTTTAGCCTCGCGTTCGTTGAAAAACGCTTGAACATCAGGCGCAACCGCTGGCGCAGTGGCTGGCGACTTCGGCGAATAAAATTCGCGTTCAGCGGCTTCGCACTCTTCGCGATTGTTGAACACGCGAATGAAGCGCATGCCTTGCCGCTCGCGTTGCGTACCATCGTTGACCTTGTAAAACTCACCGATGCCAACCCACTCGTATTCCACGTAGCGGTTTTTGAGGTCGCTAGCGTTCTTGAGGTTCAAGGCGATCAAGCTATCGCGAGTGACGGCCCATTGCTTTGACCAGTCAAGCTCGGTTTGTTTGACCGGATAGGTTGAGCCGTCTGATTTTTTGTGTTCGACCTGAATGGTTGTTTCAACGCTGCGCTTTTTGATGTCGTGGACACGCTCATCAAAGGCGACGCGGCCTTGGCCTGGCACTAAGGCAACAAACCGCGCATCGACGTGGAACACGTAGCCAAACTTGTGCTTGGCAAGTTCACTAGGCTTGTTGTTATTGGGATTCATAGCGGCTTCAAAAGGGCTTGTCATTAGGTGTTACCTCATGTATACTAATAGTCAAATGGTGTTCAAACGGAAGCGGCTCGTTACCTACTCGGTAGCAGCCGCTTTTGTGTGTTGTAGTTCAGCGATCCGTTGGCGCATCTTCTCGGCATCGGCCTTGATCTGCTGCGCTTGACACCAGTGGGTATCGTTTAGCGTGCGGTTGAAGTCGCTAATCCGCGCTGTATAGTTCTTGGCAGCGATGCGATACTGTTCTTGGAGTGCAGCCAGTTCTTTGGCGCGGTGGCGTTTGATGGCTTCGATTAGTTCGTTGCCGTTACTGAACTCGCCAGCTACTTGGATTCGTTGCATGCTTCAGCCTCGCATTCTTCTAGCCAGTGGTCGATATCAGGCAATCGGCGTTGCATATCGGCATACAGTTGCCGTAGCGCGGGGCTGTCGTCTAGCCATTCGCCGCACAACCTTCAGCGCCTGTAATTTTTGATTGCCAGCAAATGCGGATTTTCATGCTTCAGCCTCACTGGTGTCGATAAAATCACGCACGGCCAAGCGTGCGTCTTTGATGTCAATCCAGAAGAAAAACCAATAACCACTTGATAGCCTGCTGTATTGTTGTTCAGCATGCCGCTCGGCTTTTTCGAGTAGGGCGAGCAGTTGTCGTAGCTCTTCTCGCGTCATGCTGCCACCTCAATCACCAGCCGCTGCAAGATTGTGCGGCGGGTGTATTTACGGCTGAAGCGGTATGCTACGCCGTTGACTTGGACTTGCACGGTGCTAGCGGTCACGTTCATGACCGTGCCTTGGTGCGGGGTCGTGCCAGTGATGACGACACAAGTTTCACCGCGTCGGATTGTAGGGTTATTCTCGGCCATGGTAGCGGGCCTCTCTAAGTTCAGCTTCAGCGCGGCCAATCGCGGCCTGTGCTTCAGCGATTTTATGATTGCGGACGTTGGTATCAGGCTCGCGTTTGGCCTGATCCAGTGATTGATTCGCCTCTCTCAACCGCTGCTCTGCCAGCTTGACTAGCGTTTCAGCAGCGCCACTCATACTCTTTCTAGGCATAGATGTACTCGATTCGTACTCAATCTGCTCTTGTGTTTATCTGCTACCTGCGCTAGTGTTGTTAGCGTTGATAGCTCAATCAATGGTTGCGATCTGCGTTCCTGCGCGGTCGCAACCTCAAAACTTCTGTAGATATTCCAAGAACCAACGTTCAAGGCTTCGCGCTGTCGTGAAACAATACTGGCCTTGACTCTACGCCTAGCGCGGTCTGCTCGCCTGGTGGGTCATGACAAACCGTTGGCTCTGCGGCGGTCGCTTCTCATTCCAACGTAGAAGCGCCGATGAACTCATCTGGTCGTTGATTCTTGGTGCTTTTGCAAGCGTTGTTAAGGTGCTGTCGTGTCAGCCGTGGGGTAGCCGCCTCACGGCTTTTTTGTGTGCTGGCCGCGTCTGCGGCTGGTAGTCTCTAGGATTTATCGGGCTAAGGGAGACCAATCGCCTTAGCCCGTTGCTAGTTCACTCTAGGGTTATGGTTGTCGCGCCGCTGCTGCTAGGTATCAAACTCCGTTAACATTCGGGCATCAACCATCTTTGTATTCGTGTAGGGGCTTTTAGGTGTTGCCCCGCATAGGCTGCCTCGCTTTCGTGGTATGGGTTACTGGTCAGAGATTCGGCATAGTCAAAATTGGTTAGCGCATCGGTGTAACTCCTGTGTGCTAATGTTTGCTGCGTCCGTTGACGCTGGTGAGCAGGTAGGGCTGCTCAGGCCGTTGGTGCGAGCTAATCAACGCGGGTTGATGATTTGATCTTGCCGCCCGTCTCGCGTTCGATAAACTCAATAGCCTCGCGTTCGTTGTCGAATGGACCAATCTGTCTGCTCTCAAAAAATAATGTTCCGGTATCGCTATCGCCGAAAAATAAAACCCATTTCTTGTCGCGCCAGTCGCTGATTTCAAATTCCATCTACTTGCCTCGCTTCTGTAGTTGCTTCAAGCATGCTTCTGCGTCCTCGCGGTGTAGAAAATGCGTAAAATAAACATCGTTCCAGTAGACTTCCCAATAGCCGTCTGACCCTTGCGTGATCATCGTGCGCCTGCTACAAAGTTCTCTACTACTACCGTCGTTGTTGTTGCCTGTGGCTTGGGCCGTGGCTTGCGCTTTGGCGGCTTCGTCATGTCGTCCCACGTTGCGGTCTTGATTTTCATCACTTGCCAGCCTTGATTGATTCACTGACGATGTAGGCGTTGGCTGCGCCGTAGGCCATGTTGGCGTTATGAAACCCTTCGGTTTGGTGGCCGTTGGTAAACACGGCGTGCCACAGGCCATTGATTTGAACGATGTTGAAACTCATTTGCCACTCCCTGTTTTGATAACAAGCCATAAGCCAAACGTCAGAACCAACAGGCCGATCAAGGCGCTGTACACGATGATCATTTGCGGCCTCGCTCGATGATGCCAGCTAGTACCGCGTGGTCACTATGCGTGCTGTACAGGCCACCGTCCTTGATCAGTTCATAGAATCCAGCGGTGCGGTTTTCGATGATTAGCCAGGCGCTACCGTGTTTGATCACGATGGATTGCTGAGCGTGGGCGGCTTGGGCTTGGGTATCGCATTGGGCCATCTGGTAGCGACCTGCGAATACGACAAAGCCTGAATGACTGGTGTAGTTGACGTAGATGTCGTTGGTGTTCATGGTGTTCGTTCCTTCGTTAGTTCTGGCTCGCTGCATCGGCTGCGAGGGCTTGATAAAACTCAATCGGGTAGCGTAACTTTGGCGGTCGCTTCAGTAACTTCTGAAGCTGTCGGCGGGTGATACCAAGGCGCTGCGCTTGTTCGTCGCGGGTCGCGCCTTGGCGTTTGATGAACTGATCAAAATGGGAGCGGGTCAAGGTTGAAGTGTTTTCGTGCATAGGTCTCGGCCTCCAAGTAGCTGCCTGCGCTATGCAGCGGTTCGATACCGCCGATAACAAGCAGGTCGAAGTCTTTGGTTACGCGGTTGTATTCAATGGTGTAATTTGGCTTGGGTTGCAGTTCAGCCACGGCTTCAGGTACGCCAGCGGCTGCCTCAAGCTCGACCAAAGCGCGTTGGCGGATAGCTTCGGCGGCCTCTGCCAGCATGCGGCGTTCGTGGATCTCAATCCGCGCCAACTCATATAAGCGCTGGGCGGCTGAGTCGATGTCCAGTGTGAAGCCTTTGTAAACGTTGTTGATGAATAACTCATACTCGAAGGTGGCTTTTTGTTTGGGGTATTTGGTCATTACGGTTTTGACCGTCAAGACCATGCAGTGATCGGCGTGGAATGGTAAGGAAACGTCTTTTTCAATGGTGCTGGTTTTTGGTTCAGCGGCCTTTTTGGTCTTGGTTGCGGTTTTTGAAGTAGCCATTTGCAATTACCTCATGAACTATCATTCGTGTTTTGTCGCTCGTGAACTTATGTTCATGTGCTGTATAATACACGAACGATGATTCACATACACTAGGCTATTGGTACTATCTTGGTACTATTTTTCGGGGGATGAATTGCGATTCACGAACGCACGTTCTTCTATACAAGGTAGTTGACTTCATGTACAATAGGTCGTGAACGAAAATTCACTTTAGAAGCTGTGAGGTGTAAGGATCGCAACAATGACAACACGAGGTAATTGCAATGGAATCGAACGGACTCGGAACCTACATGCGCCATCGACGCGCAAAGCTCGGTTTTACGCAAGAGGCAGTAGCGCGGCGTATGGATGTATCAACACGACAGTTGATGAAGTGGGAGGCGGGCGAGGCCAAGCCAAGTATTGAGAATCTTGCAAAGTGGCTTGACGCGCTAGGGGTTGCCTATACGGATATTCAGCACATATTATTAGGCCAATCTGGCACGCTCTTATATAGCTAAATGGCTATTGACATGTTAGGACTAGTGGGGTATATTGCTTATGCAATTACCTATCTGAAAACGTCCTGCTGGCTGGTGCTAGTGGGGCGTTTTCGTGTATCTGGGGGATTTTATGCAAGACTTTACGAAGGAACAATTGCAAGCCAATATCAGCCCTGACGATGCTGAGCCATGGCTAGAGCATGTACTCGAAGCGCTGTACACTGATACCGAGCATCGTACCAGCGACGGTGTAGTTGAAAACCTTTCGTTTGAAGAGTTGATCGGTGCACTCATCGCCGCGCAACTTCGCATTAACGAATTAGAGCGCCAAGAAGCCAGCGCGAGCGAGCGCTTCAGTATCGCCTTGGATGCGCTCACACCAGAGCAGCTTGCCAAGATTGAAATACGTCTACGCGCAATTACTGCAACCTACATGTAGCCTTCTTCCATACCACTTCTTCTATACCTTTTCAGATCAGCCCAAATTAAGCCCGATTTATACCATATACCACGTGGACAGGGTGGACAGTGTTTTAGCGATTTTGGCATTAACCCCTTAAAAAGGGTATTTTCTAAGCGTTAACCGGAAAATGCTATTAACACTGTCCACTGTGTCCATTTTAAGTCCATAATGAAACAATATCTCAATAAAGATGTTACTAATTATGAACTGTCCACATTTTATCCACAGGTTATTAGACCCACCTCAAATACTATAACGTTCAGTACAAAATGCAACCTATATCACATTGTTAGGTCAATTACAGCCAACAACACCGCTATACCGCGTCAAGAGACTATGCTATACTACGAGTGGGGTAGCCGCCCTCTCTTGTGTGCATGGTCGCAACTGCGCTAGATCAACCTAGCGGAGCCAACGACCATGCCCACTGCTACCCTGACCGACATCTTCGACCGCCTCTGGACAGAACACCACGCCTACCTACTCGACCGCCAACAAACGGCTTTACTGCGCTGCCTGCGCGACGAGCCAAGCCGCGTGCTGGCGCTGTTTGACTATTTCATCAGTCAAAGCCTCGGCAGAATTGCCATTAGCGACGTTGCGCCACCATTAGTACCAACACGGTATTGTCATGCCTGTGGCCGTGAAAACCTGCGCCGCCATGCCCGCTTATGCAAGCGCTGCGATGATCGACGTTACCGTCGCCAGCGCACTCCTAGAGCGGTTTGATTAAGTTTTGAACCATGCCATTTGCTATACTCTGCATGAGCTATCACTTTATATAGGCTACTGTTATGTGGGATCAGATTATGGCATGGCTGCAAGCATGGTATACGAATAACGCCACCCTCGGCACCCTGTTGTTTTTAATGGCCTGTGATGTCATTACAGGCATGCTGCTCGCGGGACAATCCGGCAAGATTACCAGCAGCGTCAACGGCAAGGGCATGCGCCGCAAGGCCATGGAATTAATTTTTGTGATGATCGGCGCTGCTCTTGAGCGCTTCATCGGCAACGCTCCGGTGGCTGAAACCATTGCCATCGGTTTTTGTTTGTCTGAATTACTGAGCATTACCGAAAACTCAGCGCTCCTGGGGGTTCCGATGCCTGCTCCGCTCCGGCGTGTGATGCAAGTCTTAGCCGAGCAGACCAAAGACCACAGTCAACGGCCTGATCTGATTGACCAGGCGCTTGAATCGATTGAGCGCAAGGATGGCCAGGCATGAGCATTCTCATCACTGATTATCGTCATAAACTGCCTCGTGCCAGCTGGTCAATTGGGACACGTATTGGCAACCCCACGAGCGCCAGCCTGCACTACAACGGGCCTCCGGTGTATCGCGATCCCTACGATCAATTAGTGATTGATGCCCAGTATCACATGGGGCCATATCTTCGTGCCGATGGCCTGCAATATCACTTAGCCATCATGCCGAGTGGCGAAATTCTGCAATGTCGTAACTTCGATGCCATCCTGTGGCATTGCGGGAATGCGCAGGGCAATGAATACAGCATGAGCATTCATATCCCGATCGGCGGCAACCAGCAACCAACGGAGCCGCAATGGCAAAGCGCGATTGAAGTCTTTGCGTGGATGCACGAGCGGTGGAATATCGCCCGCAATCGCATCTATGGACACTTCGAGTGGCCACGCAGCGACGGCAGACCGCAGAGTGCATGCCCAGGGCCGCACTTGAAGCGCCGCTTAATTGCATGGCGTGATGACCTGACGGGTCGCTATGAAGTGGTTACGGATTCGGCCAACGTTCGTCAGGCTCCAACCACGGCAGCGGGCATTGCAGCGGTCTATCCGCAGCGCCACCAGTTCAGTGCCGATAGCATCAAGACTGGCCAAGCCATCGGCGGCGACAATATCTGGTTGCACAGTGCCGATGGCCTGGGGTTCGTGCATCGGTCAACGGTTCGCAAGGTGGCGTAATGATCTGGCTGGCGCTGCTATACATGGCAGCGGTCTACGGTTGGTTCATTTGGGCGTGTTTTGATTTAGGACGGTAGTTATGGGTGAAAGTCAGCAAAAACTAACGAAAGTCAACGAACTAACCGCAACTCAGCGGGCTTTTGTTATTGCTCGCGCCCAAGGCAAGACCGTCGCCCAAGCTGCTGAAGTAGCAGGAATTAACCGATCAACGCCAGCGGCGAAGTGGGATATGGACTTAATCAATGAAGCCATTGCTGAACTGCAAATGAGTTGGGTATCTAGTCCTATCGAAGCGCTCGCACCACTACTGCCAGTCGCCCTAGAGCAACTTGGCGAGTTGATCAAGGGTCGCGAGTTTGAAGCGATTCAAGAACTATTCAATCGCCTGTGGGGTAAGCCCGTACAACGCTCAGAACTGAGTGGCCCAGGTGGCGAACCAATTCGCGTTCAGCAAACAAGTGAGCTAACCGATGACCAACTACTCGCTATCGCCAGCCGAGGCGGCGACGGAACTGCTTAAGCGACGCTTTGCGCGGCGTGGTATGGCCAAGTTCGCCACCTATACCGATCCGGTGTACCAGATGAATTGGCATCATGCCTTGATCTGCGACACGCTTGATCGGTTCATCGCTGGCGAGATCAAGAAGCTCATGGTCTGGACACCGCCACAGCACGGCAAGAGCGAGTTAGTCAGTCGCAAGGCTCCGGCCAAAATCTTCGGCGATAGGCCCAACACGAAGATGATCGCCGCGAGCTATGCCGCCGAATTGATTCAAGGCATGAATCGCTCAGTCCAACGGTTGATGGACAGTGACGAATACCGCGCACTGTATCCAAAGACCAGCCTGAACAACAACAACGTGCGAACGAAGTCAGGGTCATACCTGCGCAATAACGACATTTTCGAGATTGTTGGTCATAAGGGTCAATACCGCTGTGCAGGGGTTGGAGGCGGATTGACAGGCTTTCCGGCTGATGTTGGCAGTATTGATGACCCGTACAAGGATTATCAAGAGGCTATGAGCGCCACGGTTCGCATGGCAGTGCAAGACTGGTATAGCAGCGTTTTCCTGACGCGCTTGCACAACGACTCAAGTCAACTGATCACACAGACGCGCTGGCATCCCATGGATTTATGCGGCTGGCTCTTGTCGATCGAAGGCGAAACGAAGGACGGCGGTGAGTGGACAGTGCTAAGGCTGCCAGCTCTCGCCGATGGTACGGTTGACCTGATGCTAGGCGACCCACGCGAAAACGGCAGCGGTGAGGCGCTTTGGGAATCACGGTTTAGCGCAGCAACATTGCAGAAGCGCCAAAAGCTGAACCCCCGCCAGTTTCGCGCCTTGTACCAGCAAGACCCGAAGGCGGCAACCGGATCGATGTTCCAGATCGGCGACGTGCAGTATGTAGCGCAATCGCCATGGATGGCCCAACGGGTACGCCGATGGGACTTAGCGGCAACGGACGGCGGCGGCGACTGGACAGTGGGGCTGCTCATGGCACGGGTCGGCGGTACGTTCTACATCGAAGATTATGTAGCAGCCCAACTCGCGCCACACCAGCGGAATCGCTTGATTCGCGAGACGGCAGCCAAGGACGCGGCCAAGTATCACAACACGGTGCTAATCGTTGGGCCGCAAGACCCAGGCGCGGCAGGGGTGGAATCAGCCACCCACTTCCATCAAATGTTGGCAGGCTACCCAGTAGAGACGGAGCGGGAGACTGGTAGCAAGGAAGTACGAGCCGAACCAGTGAGCGACAGCTGGGAGGCTGGCAACATTAAAGTGGTACGCGGCGAGTGGAATCAACAGTTTCTCGAACGCATTGAGCTATTCCCCCACGGCGGGGCAGACGAAGTCGATACATTGAGCGGCGCATACAATCGGTTGGCACTGGCCTACCAAGGCGAATTAGATCAAGAGGTAGTCATCTATGACCAGCGAGCCACAATTAGCAGCTATTAGCGAGACCTTAGCAAGTCTGCAAGAAAGCTATGCCGCGCTCAGTGCTGAATTGCAATTGAGCCGCGAGGACGTTGGCTGGTTGCGCCTCGGTGGTGAGGCTGATCAATTCGAGAAAAATGAGATCAACGACATTGCTGAACTATCGCGCATCATGGCGATCAAGAATCCGATTATCAAGCGCGGCGTGCAAGTCATCAAGAATTACGTATTCGCTCAAGGTGTGAACGTCAGTGTGGCAGACCCCGACATCAACGCCGTACTCCAAGCGTTTTGGGACGATGCTAGAAATCAATTAGTGCTCACGGGCGATCAAGCGTTGCAGCAACACGAAATCGAACGCCAAACCGATGGCAATTTATTTTTTGTGCTGTTTACCAACCCAATGACTGGTCGCGTGCGCGTGCGGTCAATTGCCCTCGAAGAGATTACCGAGGTGCTATCGAATCCTGACGATGCTGCCGAAGTCTGGTACTACAAGCGCCAATGGACACAAAAAGAACTCGACGGCACAACGTCGCAACGGACGGCGCTGTACCCTGACTGGCGCTATAGCCCTGAATCCATGCCTGATGTACTGATGAATATACCCGTGGAATGGGATGCGCCAATCTACCACGCCAAGACGGGTGGGTACAGTAACTGGAAGTTTGGATTATCTGAGATTTATAGCGGTATCGACTGGGCACGGGCTTATAAATCATTCCTTGAAGATTGGGCCACGATTACACGGGCCTTGGCGACGTTTGCCTTCAAAGCCAAAGTACAAGGCGGGTCACGCCAAGTCGCAGCCGTCAAGAGTCGCATTACCAGCACCTTGAACACAACCGACACCGAGCGCAACCCCCCACCCGTTGCTGGCAGTACCTTAGTCACAAGCGGCCAAGTTGATTGGGAGCCAGTCAAGACCGCAGGCGCAACGACCAGCATGGAAGATGGGCGGCGTTTACTGCTCATGGTCGCGGCGAGCGTGGGCTTACCTGAAACGTTCTTTGGTGATTCGCAATCAGGCAGCTTGGCCACAGCCCGATCCTTAGATCGTCCAACAGAACTCATGATGAAGGCGATCCAAGGGTGGTGGGCAATGGTGCTGAGTGATATCGCAGGCTATGTGATTCTGCAAGCCGTCAAAGCGCCACAGGGCAAGCTAGCCGCCAAAGGGTCAATCACGATTGACGATGCACTTGAATCAGTACTGTGGAATGCTGAGATCAACGCCACGGTACAGGTCTCGTATCCACCGATCATCGAAATCGACCCCGTAGCCGATACGCAAGCCGTGATGAACGCCGCGCCATTCTTACCCGATGAACGGCTAATCGCTGGTAAGTTGCTGAGCATTCTCGGCTTCAGCGATATTGACGAGATTCTTGATCGCATGTTCGATGGTGAGAACCTTGATCGGCAAGTGCGCGAGTCGTTGCGCCAGATCAAGCGCATGATTGCCGCTGGCATGGAGTTACGGTCATGAGCCTGCTAACTGCCATCGAACTGCTAACTGCCATCGAACTGCTTGAAGCCCGCTACACGCAGGCCACGGCGCAAAAGCAAAAGCGTGCGCTTGAAAAGCAATTAAATCCGTCCATGGTCGCGGGGTTCAATGCGCAAAAAGATACATTCCTGAAGCAATTCAAAACGCTTGAAAGCGACTTCAGCGAGGCCATTAGCGACTGGCTGAACATTTGGCTATCCGTCGCCAGTGATACCGAAGCGCTGTTTGTCGAACCACTCAACACTGCCATGGAGACGGCACTGTATCGCGGTGGATTATTCCAAGTTGGTGCATTGAATGTGGGTGTTGATTTCAAGCTGACCAATAAGCGAGCGGTCGCCTATCTCGACAATCTCGCAGCCAAACAGGTCACAGGCATCAACGAAACCACGCGGGGCTACATCAACACAATCATCACTGGCGGCGTGGAATCAGGCCAAAGCTATACCGATATCGCCAAGGCCATCGGGCGGCGCTTTGATGAATTTACGGGCAAGGTTCGCGCGGCGAGTCATATTCGCAGCCGCGCCGAGTTGGTCACGATTACCGAGATCGGCAACGCCTTCAGCGAAGGTAATCGCATCGTTGCCAAGGATTTAGAGGATGAAGGCATAGAGATGACCAAACGATGGCTCACGCGGGGTGATGATCGGGTGAGCCAAGGCTGCCTAGAGAATCAAAACGCGGGGTGGATTGGACTAGACGAGTTGTATCCAAGCGGCGATCAGCGGCCTCTGCGCTTTCCTGGCTGCCGCTGTGATGAACTGTATCAGCGAAAGAAATAAGGAGGTGATGCCGTGGCGAATTTCTTTCAACATCTTTTAGAAGTTGGGCGAGCGCTATCAAGTAAGAACGAAGCAAAGATTCGCACTGCAAGCGATGCACTTAACGAAGTGCTTGGCGACCTTGGCGAATTAAGTGAGGCAGATCGATCGTTACACCAACGCTTAGCAACGATTGAGCAGGCAGTGCATGTGCGGTTTTCAAACGATATGCAATACGCCTATATCTCTGATATTTACGATGCCATGGTTGTGGTAGCAATTTGTACGCGTACCGATGGATACCGCTCAGAGAGCACGCTATATCAGATGCCCTACACCTTAAACGCCGATGACACCGTTAGCTTTGGCGATGCCGTGCAAGTCGTGCGACGTGTGGTCTATGAACCAGTCGCCACTACCGATATGGAAGAATCAGCCCTGACTAGCGAACCAGTCGATTTGATTGAACGGGGCTTGCGCAGTGACGGCACGGGTCGCATCAAAATCATTGCTCCAGGCTGGGGCAGTTCTGGTTACTACGGCGCTGATGTTCTCAAACGCGACGGCCCCAAGGTGTTCACCAGCGGCATGCACATGTATGTTGATCATCCAACGCAGACCGAGCGCCGCGACATTCCTGAACGCAGCGTTGAACGCCTCGCAGCGGTGACGACCAGTGACGCAACGTGGGAAGAAAGCGGTAGCGCTGGCCCAGGTCTTTACGCTGATGTCAAGGTTGGCCAAACCTACCGCGAGCATATCAACGATTTAGCTGACCATATCGGCGTTAGCATCATCGCCCGTGGCAATGCCGAGATGGGCGAGGCTGAAGGTCGCAAGGGCTTGATCGTCAAGAGTATCAATCAAGCCGACTCAATTGATTTTGTCACCCGCGCAGGCGCTGGCGGGGCCATCCTGCCACTGATTGAAGCGCGTCGGAATAATCCAATTCTTAGCACGAAGGATGAACCAGACATGAGCAAAGAACTATTAGAACGCCTCGACAAGCTCGAAGCCGAAAACAAACAACTGCGTGCGGCACAACTCCAAGCCCAAGCTGTGGCTGTCATCCAAGAAGCCTTAGTAAGCCACAACTTACCCGCCAACGTCAGCCAACGGGTCGCCGCGAGTATCCGCTTCGATCTGCCAGAAAATGGCGTGCTTGACGTGGCCGCGCTGAAAGAATCGGTCAAGGCCGCTGTTGATACCGAGCTTGTGTACATCGAATCGCTGAAGATTCCAGCCGCTAATTTGCGCGAAGCTGGTCAACCCCGTGGCGTGGGCGGCACTGCACCAGTAACGCACACCATTAGCCTTACTGAAGCCTTTGAGGGTTTTGGCCTGAACGCTGAAGCCGCCAAGATCGCCGCAAGCAAGTAGTCAATTAAGTCAATAACAAGTGAGGTCAAACCAATGGCAACAAACGAAGTATTCAGCCCCGCGAATCGGCTTAGCGTGGTCTGCTCACACCCAACTACACCAGCATCGGGTGATCCAGTCTTAGTCGGTCAAAAAGGCGGCGTAGCCTTGACTGACGAACGCACGGACGGCACCACGACCGTGCAGTTTGACGGCGTGTGGGATTTGTTGGTTACTGCCGTCAACGGCTCTGGCAACAGCGCCGTGGCCGTGGGCGACATTATCTACTACGTGACGGGCGATGCGCCAGACGTGCTGAGCAAAAAGGCAACAGGCGTGCGTTTTGGGTACGCCCTCGAAGCCGTTGATAGTGGCGAGCAAGCGACGATTCGTGTATGGGTCGGCTACTAATTTAGTCAAGAAAGTTTAGAGGTTTCGATAATGAGCTTCGCTGAAAAACTCGAAATGCTACGGCAAGAAGCCGCTGACGCACAGCGCTTAGTTAATGGCGCACCAAGTCGCCGCGCAAAAGGCTACGACCGCGATCTTGCTGAAGCATTAAACCTAATCAATCGCGTACGCAAAGGTGATAGCTTAGCACAGCACTTCTTGCGCGAGGTCATGACGACCAGTGATTTCACCTACCTAACAGGTGACATCATGAATCGCACGCTGCTGGCGCAGTACGCCACATGGCAGCCTATCTGGAACCAAGTCGCCACACAGCGCACCGTTCCCGACTTCCGTAATGTGACCAGTGTTAGCACGGGTCAATTAGGCGGGTCGTTGTCAGCCGTTCCAGAACTTACGCCCTACCCTGCCCGCGCTATGACCGATAGCGGCGTAAGTTGGGCAGTTGTCAAGCATGGCGAGCGCGTGCCATTTTCATGGGAGGCCATGATTAATGATGACCTTGACGCATTGAGCCGTATTCCCAATGATATGGCGAACCTCGCACGTCAATCTGAAGATCGTTTTGTCACAGGCTTGTTTGCTGGTACGTCAGGCCCACTCAATACCGTCTATACCTCTGGCAACCGCAACATTATCAATACCACCAACGGCGGCTTGCTCACGAATCCGGCGTTGTCGATTGCTGGCCTCGAAGCAGGTTTTGCGGTATTAGGCAATCAATACACCACCGACAGCGACGGCAACAAAATCCCGATCATGATTCCCGCCGCTGTACTCATGGTTCCGCCAGCCCTCGAAGGCATTGCCCGCAACATCATGAACGCAACGGAAATCATTGTTGGGACTGATTCGACCAGCCAGCGCATTCTGACCAATAACTGGATGCGCAACAAGTTGACCTTAGTGGTCAATCCATGGCTACCGATCATCAGCACGACCAACGGCAACACGTCATGGTATTTATTTGCTGCACCTGGCACCAGTCGCCCAGCCATGGAGTTCGGCTTGCTGCGCGGTCACGAAGCGCCAGAAATTTTCATGAAGTCACCAAACGCGATCCGCATCGGCGGTGGCACGCTTGATCCATTCGCAGGGGATTTTGACACCGATGCAATCGAATACAAGATTCGTCATATCTACGGCGGTTCGATTGTCGATGCCAAGATGACGGTAGCTTCAAATGGCACCGGATCGTAATCTTCCCCCGCAGCGCAACGGGACAGAGCAACGCCTAGACGTGCTCATTGCGCAGATGGACGAACTGATTGACCTGCTGAAACCAGCGGCAGGTCAACAGGGCAATGGCGAGATCGAATTGCGCGAGCCAGCGAAGTCGAAGCGGTCAAAGAAGGCGGAACCAGATGACGTACAGCTACGACCTGACAACTAGCATCGGAAAAATTCGCCTGATCATCCCTGACCGTGTTGAAGCCGAGGCGATGTTTACCGATGAAGAGCTAACGGCGATGTATTCAATGGAGGGTAGCAGCGTCAAGCGCGGCGCTGCCCTCGCCCTCGAAACCATTGCCGCCGATGAAGCACTGGTAAGCAAGGCGATCAAAATTTTGGACTTGCAGACCAATGGGCCTGCTGTGGCTGCGTCGTTACTAAATCGCGCCAAGACTTTGCGCGAGCAAGCGACGCTCGATGACCCTGACGAGATCGCCGGATCGTTCGACTTCGCTGAACCTGCCTACTCGCCGTTTGGCGTGCGACGGGTGATTAATAATCGGAGACTTCGCAACAATGGCTAGATCACTGATTCACCCGCGCATGATGCAAGCAATCACACCACGCTTTTATCCAAGCGTGGTCACGTTCCAGTCGCGTTCCGATAGCCAAGACAGCTACGGGCAGCCAGTCGAAACGTGGTCAAACGTCAGCGGCTTGGTTGATTTGCCTTGCAGTATTGCGCCAACGGGCGGATCAGAGCCACGGTCGCAACAGCAGATCGTTACGGTCGGGACGCATCGCATTGCACTGACAGCCGTGTACCCTGTCGTCACGGCTATGCGGGCGGTGATCGGCGGCGTGCATTACAACATCTTGACGGCTGAAACTGACAGTCAAGAAAACGCCACCTACTGTAACGCGGAGATCGTATCGTGAGCGATGTAAGCGCCACCATCAGCGGGGTTGATGACCTATTAGCCAGGTTCAAGGCGCTGAAGCAAGCGGCGACAGGTAAACGACTCAAGACGGTGTTGAAAGCCGCAGCGCTACCAATGCAAAACGCAGCCAAGGAAAACGCGCCGTATCGCTCTGGCACGCTCAGTCGTGGCATAACACTCGAAGATGGGCCAATCGACGACTACAGCGCCAAGGTGTTCATCAGTACGAGTAACATACCCTACGCCGCAATCCAAGAGTTTGGCGGCACAATCAAACCAATCAAGGGCAAGTTTCTCATCTGGCGTGATGCAGGTGGTAAAGTCCATGCGGCGAAAATGGTCACGATTCCACCAAAGCCGTACCTACGGCCAGCGTTCGACACCCAACGGCAGACCGTGATTAATGAGTTTGTAGACATCCTTCGCGACATGATTCAAAAGGCGGCAGCAAATGGCTGATTTTGAAGCACAACTGGTCGTTGGCCTAACCGCGTTGAGTGGGACAGCGGTCTACCCAATTCAACTGCCGCAAACCGTCACCCTGCCTGCCGTCACGTATTTTCTTGTCGATACCGTGCGCAATCAAACGCACCAAGGCGACGACAAGTTGCCCACGCGGCGAGTCCAGGTCAACGTCACTAGTCTGAGCTATGGCACGACCAAGGACGTTGCCAACCTGATTATCGACGGCATCAAAGATGGCACACCCACGCTTGGAACGTTGTACATCAGCCACGCACGCATTAGCAACGAACGCGACGACTTTGATCCACTCACTAGCCGTTACACGCGATCAATTGATTTATTACTCAGTTACGAGGATTCATAACATGACAGCATCACAAGCAATGAATGGCTTCGGTACGCTGTTCAAAGTTGGCGACGGCGCAGGGCCAGAGGTGTTCACAGCTATCGCTGAAGTGGTCGACATCACCCCGCCAGCACTCTCGAAAGACACGTTTGAGACCACGCACCACACCAGCGACGACCAGTACAAGGAATATTTACCAGGTCTGCGCGACGCGGGCGAGGTTTCGGTCACGCTGAACTTTCTACCAGGCAACACAGGGCAAGAAGGGCTGTTAACTGATTTCAACAGTAATACCAAGCGCAACTTCCAGATTGTCTTGCCTGACGCTGGCACTGAAACGTGGGCACTGAGTGGCTTTGTTACAGGCTACGCCATGACCACGCCATTAAATGACCGCGTGACGGTCGTCGTCACGATCAAGCCAAGCGGCAAGCCAACCTTGTCATAAGCAGCCTAATTTAGCCTAGGAGCTATCAATAATGAACATTCGTGATCAGATTCTTGGCGCAGCGAGCCTCCCAACTGAAACCACCAAGGTAGCAGAATGGAATGACGCGGTTATCGTTGTGCGCGGCATGACCGGAGCACAACGGGCTGACATCGCTGAAGCCATCAACAGCAACGCCGCGAGTGCCACCAAGAAATCGCTAGACAGCCAAGTCAAGGCGATCATCTGTTGCGTGGTTGACGATAAGGGTACGCCGATTTTTACCGAGGCCGACAAAGAGTTTTTGGTCAATCAGCCCGCACAACTCATTGATCGCCTTGCCGAAATCGCGTTTCGTTTGAGTGGCCTTGAGAAAAAAGCCAAGGAAACTGCCGCAAAAAACTAACCGAAGTGCCAGAGCTACGATTCTGGCACTACTTGGCGCTAAGCCTCGGCGGCTGTACCGTCGCCGAGCTTCAGCAACGTATGAGCGCCGAGGAGTTTGTACGCTGGCAGGCATACTACGATATGGAGCCATTTGGCGAGCAAGCCGAGGCATGGCGGGCAGGGATGCTCGCCAGCACCATGGTCAACGGTAATCCATTCGTGAAATCGCGAAAAATGGAGCCGAAAGACTTCATGCTGAAGCCGAAGGTCGCCAAGCCAAAATCAGCCGATGAATTGAAAGCCGTGATCCTTATGTGGAATACGGCGCTAGGGGGATCGCGTGGCCGATGAAGAAATTGAAAAATTGAAGATCGGCATCGAAGCGGACGCAAGCGGCTATGAAGACGGCCTGACCCAAGCCGAGGACGCGACGACCAGTTGGGCGGATCGCTTGAGTGGTAAGTTTGCGGGTCTCGGTACCGTCCTCACAGGCTTAGGGACGGCTGGTGTCGCGGCGTTTGGTGCGATTGGCCTCGCCTCACTCGACATCGCCAGTCAAGTCCAAGAGTCACAAAACACGATTCAAGATCAGTTAGGCCTCACCCAAGACCAAGCCAAAGAATTAACCGACGTTGCAACCAACATCTTCGGCGGCAATTGGGGCGAGTCAATGGAAGATGTCACCGCCAGCCTGATCGAAGTGCGCCAGCAAATGAAGGGTCTCTCTGACGAAGAGCTGCAAGACGCGACTGAATCGGCAATTAAGCTACGCGATATCTTCGGCTTTGAAATTACCGAGTCAACCAACGCTGCCAATGCGCTGATGAAAAACTTTGGACTAACCAGTGAGCAAGCCTACGACTTCATCGCCGCAGGGCAGCAAAAAGGCTTGAACACAAGCGGCGACTTCCTTGAAACCATCGGCGAATACTCCAACCAATTCGGCGAGGCTGGGTTTAGTGCTGAAGAGTTTTTTAGTACCTTGCAAACAGGCGCAGGCTCTGGCGTGTTGGGTACCGACAAGATCGCGGATTCGTTCAAAGAATTCCGTATCTTAACCATGGAGATGTCCGACGATGTTCTAAATGCCTACGGGTCAATTGGCTTAGCGCTTGAAGAGAACATCAAAACCATGACGGGCCTTGGTAAAGATCAACCATTCCTGATCAACACCGCTGAAAATGCCAAACTAGCGGCTGCCGAACTCGACAAAATCGGTATTAAACTCACGCCGGAAGAAATCGCACGGCTACACGAGCCAATCAGCGTCCTTGACGAAAAAACGGGCGAGACCGTCACGAAGTTTCAAAGCCTTGACGACTTGGTATCAGGCCATATTTATGATGGCATCAAAGATGGGTCGCTATCCGCTGCCGATGCACAGAAAGTCGCGATCAAAGGTTTGCAGCAAATGGATAGCGAACTGTACCAGAACACGGCAGGGGTCGCCTTGTTTGGGACGGCGTGGGAGGATGCAGGGGCAAGTACGATCTTGGGCGTTGACCTCGCAGCGACCAGTATGGACGATTTATCAGGCACAACCGATGCACTAGGCGCGAAGTACAACACGTTTGGGGCCATGTTTGAAGGCGTATGGCGACAGATTCAAACCGAGGCATTGTTACCGATTGGGCAAACGCTGTTGGGCCTAGCCAACGAAGTCATGCCCTACATCTCTGAAGCCATCGCTGGCTTGGGCGCATTCTTGAAGGGTGACGGCGCTGGCCTTGCCGCATTCGCCACAAATATCAGCAGCCTCTTCACTGGCCTTGATGACATAATCCTAGGACAGCTTGAAAACCTCTTCGGCGGCATGCTCGACTTCGTAGCTGCTAACGTGGGGCCATGGCTTGAAGGTTTCGGCGAATTAGCACAGGTCGCCATCAGTTGGATCGTTGAAGCCACTCCCAAAGCACTCGAAGCGTTATCAGGGCTGTTTCAATCGCTGGTCGGCTTCGTTGTCGAAAATGTACCACAGTGGGCCATCACGTTACTTGATATGGCAACCGCGCTCACCATGTGGGTACTCGATGCACTCCCTGACTTGATCAAGAACTTGGGTGAGGTCTGGACGGGGTTGTTTAACTGGGTACTTGATTCACTGCCGAAGTGGGGTACTGAGTTAGGCAAGCTCGGCGCTCACTTGATCGCATGGGTACAAGAATCACTACCAGGCTTAGGCGAGAAGTTAGGCACTGTCCTTAAAACCATGGTGGAATGGGTTGCATCAACGATTGTCGAAATCGCACCAAAGCTGGCAGGGTTGGCATGGGAGTTTGTTGGGTGGGTCGTCACCGATGTTCTACCAGAACTACCTGGCGTACTGTGGGATATTGGCGCGGCGTTGGTTGGATTTATCTCGAATCTGATTGTTGAATTAGCGCCGTCGCTGTTAGACCTCGCTGGCTCATTCCTGAACTGGATCGGCGACAGTGTCTTGCCATTCTTAGGTGAAAAACTGGGCGCGATCTGGACAGCAATCAGTACATGGATCGGCGACATGATCGGCAACGTGGGCGAGGCAGCGGCAGGTATTGGTCAAGCCATGCTTGACGGCATCGCTAACACCGTGTCGGCAGGCGCTGATTTGATCACGGGTGTCGTCAAGGCCTTGATCAATCCGATCATCGACTTCCTGAACACGGTTATCGACGGCGCGAACGAAATCGCCACCACATTGGGCTTTGACCCGATTGATCGCATTCCCAAACTGCGCACGGGCACACCGCATTGGCAGGGTGGTACGGCCATCGCTGGCGAGGCGGGCAACGAACTCGCATTTTTTGGCGGTGAGGCAGCGGTCTTGACAGGTGGCGTGTATGACCTGCCAGCGGGCACCGAAGTATGGAATGCCTCACGCACCGCGCAGGCCATGCAGCAATCAAGCGGGGGGATGACAATTAATCAAAACTTTGGTAATGGCATCGACGCGGCCAACGTGCGGGCGCTCGCCTATGAAGGCGTACAGCAAGCACTGCGTGAAGCGAGCATGGATGCTTATATTCGGCAACAAACACAACGATAGGAGCTATCGACAATGGACACAATCAAAATCGAAGGTGACGGGCTGACCACGCTAAATTTGAATGATTCCGGTACTAACTGGACGTACCGCACGATGGAGCGCGGACAAAAGCCTGTGTTGCCTAATATCGCACGGCGCTTCTTTGGCGGGCGCTATCCGATTGTACAGGAAGATCTGACGATCAAGGTGCAAGCTACCACCGTGGCAGACTTGTGGTTGGCGGTTGAAGCCTTACGAGCAACGTTTGACTATGTGGCACTGTGGGAGCGCGGTGAGCGACAAACGCCGCTACGCTTCGTGAATAAGGTCGGCAGTAGCGGACTTAATGACGACGCGCACTACCCGATTGTCGGTTTGGTTCCAAATGCAACCAGCGCGGTTACACTACCCGTTGATGCGGCAGAAACCGCAGCGGCAAACAAAACCATCATCAATGTCCAAGTGTCGTTCTTACGGACTGGTGTTGGGCGTGTTGATGACGACTATGCAACCTATATCTACAACATGGCTGATAATACTAAACCACAAGGCGATATCTGGACATTCAATATCGACGGACGTGTGCAAACGCCAGCGGCTTCAATCCTATTGAAAATGGCAGGCATCGAAAACCTGACTGGATCGCAGCCTGGGCCTGGGTATATCTTGGCAGGAGTCAACGGCAGTATCGGCATGAAAAACCTGACCAAAGCCGGAACCACGCAAGACACGCCAGCACGCTGGTCAACCTTCAGCGGCGGCAATGAGAGTTATAACGGTGATTTGATCTACTTCCAGCCAACGACTACGGCTACCGAGTCACTCAGTTGGTCGTATAGCGTTGGCGTGAACTATAAGCAGATCGCTGTGTTTGGTAGCTTTGAGCAAGATAATAGTGATCATGAGTACGTGATCCGTGCGTTTGCCGAGGCGAATGGTGGCAAACGCTACTATGCGCAGCCACAAACGATTAATTACACCTCGCCGCGCATTGTGCCGCTTGGCGTGGTTAATGCTGGCGTGCCAACGGTTAATATTGGCTTTGAAATTACGCCCAAGACGGCGGGTGGTTTACTGAAGATGGATGTTGTCGGTTATCAAGCGCTTGATACAGGCGAGCCACATTCGATCATCGGCTACGATCAGTTCGACCCAACCCAGTACGGCCTAGCCTATGGCGATCCCTACGATGTCATCTTGAACCCTAACATGTGGGGTGAGGCGCGAACGATTACCGATATCAATGTTGATGGCATTCCAACTGCGCCAGCGTTGTATTTTCGTCAAGGTGTGCCCGATTTATATGTACCAGTCGTCATGCACGGCGACCGCACGATTGATGTCATCAACGAAGATATTGCCGTGTTATGGCTCTGCACTGATGTTGGTCAATCGTGGTGCGCAACCTCTGGCAACCGCCAAACACCGCAGGTTAGTATCGCGTATGATCCCTTCGTTGCGGGGCCACGCTAATTATGAGTACTTTAGTTATCTACGATGGCGACGTGGCATATCCGGTCACGGACGATACACTGAACCTGGCATTGAACGCGACCAGTATCAGCTTTGATCTGAAGCTGAAATTAGCGCTTGCAACCGAGTGGCAAGGCGAGCGACTATTAGTCGCCTGCTACACTGATTCGCAGACCAACCAAGAGTATTGGTATCGCCTCGCACGGCCAACGCTGCGCACAGCGGTGTATCACTTCGATGGCTTCGGCTTCAATACCGCGTTGCAAGACCTGCGCTATACCGAAACATGGTCAACACAGCGGTTGACGAATTGGTCAAACATCGAACCTGACACCTTGCCGTATGGCGTTTGGCGCAACGATGTTTTTGCGATTAGTGATAGTCAAAAGCTGGCCTTGGGCCTTGTTAAAGACACGACCTACAACACGACAGGTCATGAGCAAGCGGGGTGGCTATTCTCGGTTATTGGATCGCGGTCGATTACGGCGTTGCGCATTAGCCTAGAGCAGATATTTAGTGCCACGATTCAATGCGATTGCTTGGTTGAAGGTTGGAATAGTAATTTCACCACGTCAGAAACCGTGTTCAGTGGCAGCCTACCCAACGCGGGACCAGCGGGCAGCGTCTTGACCGAGGGCTTGGTACACCTGTTTACGGCAACGAATATCAAGCACATTACCGTGACGTTGCGCGATACGGTTGGCACGCCAATTCTGTATACGAGCGAAACCAATGCCAACATGTTTAACGTGACCGCGATCCGCGTGGTGACGGGTGGCGAGGTTGTAGATACCACGGCAACCACGGGCGCAATTACCGCTGGTGTGCCTGCAACGATTACGCCAGCGAGTATGGATAATATCGTTGAAGGCAGTTTGTTATGGTTCGCAAATACTGAGCAAGTGACAGCATCAAACGTCACCGCAACTACGTTTGACATTACCACGGTCAATACCTATGTGAGCGGATCAAAAACTATTGAAGGCTTGACGACAATTCCCAATACACTAATCATCGCTGATATTATCAGCCGCTTGTCAGCCCTGAACGGCACAGGCTTCGTCAATCTGATCAATTCAACCGCTGGTGTCGTTGCATCCGAGATTGACTATACCGACGCTGAATACAACAATGCTGATGCGTTTACGTTGCTTGGGCAGTTTGCAACCGATGCCAATGTAACATGGGGGGTTGGCCCTGATCGGCGGTTATGGTTTGGCTCTGCGCCAGCACCGCGCACATGGTACGTGTTGGCTGATGATATCGAAATCGCTAAACCACTCGAAACGGTGATCAACAGCTTGCAAGCCACGTACACTGATGAACTAGGTGTTGAACAGCAAACCACGCGGCGTACCAGTGCCAGTGCCATCAATGCGCTGGGCATCACACGGCAATCGGTACTAGCAACCGATGTAACGACATTAGCCAATGCCAACGCCCAACGCAACGCCGTGTTAGAAGCGTTCGATTATCGGGTTGCGCAGGCACGGTATAGCTTCAAGCACGTGTACACGGGTGAGGGCACGCGGGTGTCCCCGCTCGAAGTCAAGGCAGAGGATACGATCATCGTGGTCAACCTGCCCGTGTATCTCGCGCCACAAACAAAAGACCGATCAATCGTCGTCAGCGATTGGCGCTACGATGCGTTTGCGAACGTGATCACGGTCACGCCAGAATCGCAGCTACCGACGTTAGAGGTGTTGCTAGCAGCGAAGTAGGTTAAATAAAAATAACCCCGCTGATCTAATGATGATCAGCGGGGTGTTTCAGGTTTAGGTCACTTACCTAACTCTTCTCTAATTAGCTGCTCTAACATGCCTTGCAAGGCGATTCGCAGTACCTTGATTTTGATGTCGCCAAAAAACGTAGAATCAAATGGAATATACGCGGTTGGCTGATGCACCACAGCCGCGTTATGTTGGAATGTCGGCGGCAGATCAAACGCCTTGTCAAACATGACTTGTCGTTGCTCGTCAAGATACTTAGTCATTGCAGCGCCGACCGCTTTGTCAATCTCAGCTTTCAATTCAGCGAACGTTAGCGGTTTGGCTGGCGTGGCTTCTGCCCATGTTTGATTGTCTGTCATAACTTTTGCCCTCTGCCCATAATCAGCGCAGCCATCACCCGATACACTAAGGTGTCAATCTGGCTTCGCATTAACTCATCTGTGAAATCGTCAGCGCTGTAGGTGTCATACCAAACGCCGTCATGTCCAAACAGATGAAAGATTATTTCAAAGCACTCGTACTGATCAGGGTCAATCGACATACGGAACTGTACTAAATCAGGCTTCAGCATACGCCGTAGCGCCGCATTGATACCGTTCTGTACCGTCTCAAGCTCTGCCTTGATCTTGGCTGCAACGGCGTTTAGTTCGTCGTTGTCGGATAACGTCAACATGACCATAGCTATGTCCTCACTTGCTTGTACTGCCACTGTACCACAAACGCCAGCAACACCAGATAGCGCTGTTCCATCGTGCGCATACGGCGCTGGTAGTAGCGTCGGCGCTGATGTTTGAGGCGGCGGAGGTGGCGCTGCGTGCGTTGCGGCTGTGGTTTGGGCTGCGACTTGATAGGCTGGCGGGTCATAATAACCACGAGCGAAGCCACGAGTGCCACAAGGGTGCCAACGATTAAGAATCCTTGCATTGGTTATCCTTTGTAGATTTCATGCTGGCGTTGGTAGATTTCATCCCATGAATGCTTGACCACGATTGAGCGAATTTGGGATGCACGATGCCATAGCTCAGGAATGGGCACGACAACCAATGCGCCTGGTTGCGCGGTCGGATCGTGGCGCTCACCCCGCACTGCATGAGTGGCTTTATGGGCTTTATAGTCTGCGCAACTGGTGGCGATGTAGGAGCAGGTGCTGCAATGCCATTGTTCTGGTTTCATGTGCTGGTCTTAGCTTTCTTTATTTCAATCCATAAGTAGCCGCTAGTACGATCAATCTCGATTTCAACGCCATCTTTTGCGAGCTGAGCAACGGTATAGTTGCTGCAAAATAGTTGTTTCATCCTATCCGTAAGCGGCGCATCCCTTGACACGCTTTGCCACCATTCAGCATTGCGATATGGACTTGTGAGGCGGCGTACATACTCGGGTTTGAACTCATACCCTAATGCCTCTAGTTTAGCCTTGAGGCGTTCCAAGGCTGGCGGTTGTTTCTTTCTCATTCCACCACCTCACCCTTCATAACCTGTTGAATCCCCCGCACAAACTGCCGAATCATCGGTTCCGCCGACAGTGCTACCAACGCTGCCACCAAGCCACTTGGGACGGCAAGCCACACGCGGTAGCCAAACAAGCCCGTGACGAACTGATGCAGATACCACGCCGTGCTAAATGCGTCTATTGAACCAACCAATACGGCGAATGTCAAGCGCATGCGATCAACGTGGCCGACGAAGTAGCGCATTTGGTCGATAATCCGTAGCTCAGCAGGAATCCGCACACCACGCCACAGATGCTGTCCGACAAAACTGATCACCACATGCGCCAAACAGCCAATAAAAAACCAATCCAGCACGCCGCTTGCCTGCCAGACACCGTGATGCTTCAGCCACAAGCCAAGCAACACTACGCCGCTGGCGGTGGCAATGCCGTTGGCAATCCACAAGACCAGCCAGATCAGCAGCATGCTTGCTTCGGCAATGAGGCGTGAGCGGCTGATGAACTGCCAGCGTGTTTTGGTGACGGTATTCGATGGTGCGCCGTGGGCCACGCTGTAGCGGCTGCGGTTGCGCATGTAGCCGAGTGGGCTTCGTGTTTTGAGGGTCATGCTTGCACCTCTTCTAATTCCATAATTCGCATATCAACGACAGCGCCGACCATGTTGCAGTTGTCAATCACGTCACGGTCGTCAATGACGTGCCACGCCTTACGTAACAGGTCGCGTAGCTCATACAGGTCAGGCAAGGTTAGAGTTTTCGGGTCTGGCGTGTTCAGTAGTGCGTTCATGCGGGCGGCTTCTTGCTTGGTCATTGTGATAGCTCCTAGTGAAATAACATCCTGCCTTGAGCAGCAGGATTAATCCAAAGCGATTCAATGCGATCGGTACGTTGGCCGGATTGCGCATCCTTATCGACCCGATGCCAGTCACGATAGAGGTCGTCATACAGCGGCGAACGATAGCCACTCAAAATGACCATGCCGCGAAGCGAGTGCAAAACAGTTGCTAGTTCGCAATGCTGTTCATTCGTCATCTCATGGCGATATGCAGGTGCGCGGCGCGCACGTTCCGAACGGCTATCCAATGTGTACGGCGGATCAACATAGTGCAATGTCTGGGGTGTATCGTGATCTTGTAATACTCTCACAGCCGGAAGCTGCTCAACCGGATCATCAGTTACGTCATAAGCTTCATTGAATTCTTTACGACTGTAGGGTGTGAGTTCACACACCTGACGTAACTGATCGGCGGTTAAGGGGTTACGTAAAACTCTGAAGAAATTTACTACTTGATCATCGAGATCGTTATAAATTTCTGCGTAACTGCGGGGCTTTTGAATCAGTACGCTAGCCCCACCGCCATAGACTTCGGTATAGGTGGTGTGCGGCTGAAAGTGGCTAATAATCCATGGCGCTAAGCGCCACTTGCCACCGTGGTAACGCAATGGTGGGCGCATAATCGACCTCGTATGCTATAATCTCGGTAACGATGTTTCGTTCATGTGCGAACCGCTGCGGCTTCGTTGGCTCCATGCCAGCGCTGCCACCTATGCAGCGGTTCGCGTTTTTTGTTTTAGTTAGCGTTGATCGGATTAGTCTTATTCCATGCTTCAATTGCCATATCGGGGTTAGAGCAACGTTCGCCTACGCGGTCGCAATGCGGACAACTGATGTAGGTTATGCCGAATCGGGGATTGTCGTTCACTTTGGTGTTGTTTGATCCACAATTAGCGCATGGATTTATTGTTGTGTAAGTGCCGTAATAAGCCGTCTTCCACTCAACGGTATTCATTTGGGAATAGATACTATTGAATGGATTAAGGTCTGATTCACGCCGTTGATTATCCAATGGCGGCACTTCGTCAACGGCTGGCGGTTCGTTATGGCGTTGGTTCCACCGCTCAAACGCATTCGGGCCACGCATTAAGGTGTCGCAATGTGGATTGTCGCACTCAACCCACACCTTAGCCGTACTTGATTCATTCCACGCAGGGCTAGCGCTACTCCCACAAAACGGACATGGCCTCAAAACAGGTTCTGGCTTCATTCGGTACCTCGTTTCATATTCGTCAAAAACGCTAGGCTGAGCAGTAACAGCAGCAGCCACGGTGGCATGTACAGCGCTAGTACCGTGCAGATCGTGAGCATGGCGACGCTGATGAAGATCGCGATTAGTTTGGACATGATGTCCTCTCGTAATGATTCAGAATCGCCGCACCAACAACAGCGGCGCACTGTGGAACCACGGCGTTGCCTAAGCATCGTAAGCGGTGTGATCGATCGGGAATCCCATGAGCCACTCGACCCACTGCGGGTTCAATTGCCCAGATGTCAGATCTTCGGTCGCCTCTCGAACTGCCCACCCTAGCTTGTTTGGTTTCTTGCGATTGTCGGTTGCTTGCCAGTTCAGATCGTAGGTTCCGAGTATCGCGTTGGGAGTGGGTAGAAAACTCCGCGCTACTGCGCCCGCCAAATTCAGTCCATGACTGCCCGCTAGGACGCTTGGGCTGTTGTGATTCGCGCCACCGCTGACCATGTTCACGGTTGGCGTAGGCAATAATCCATACACGTTCTCGCTTGTGCCAAGCGCCAAGGGCTGAAGCTGGAAAACTAATCCATTCGACACCATACCCTGCTGCGGCCAAGTCGGATAGGATTCGCCCGAAATGCCGTCCATCATCGCTTGTGCGTAGCCCTGGGACGTTTTCAACCACTGCGTAGCGGGGTCGTAAGTTGCAAACGAGGCGGTAGAAGTCAGGCCAAAGATCGCGCTCGTCGGCAGCTCCGAGGCGCTTACCTGCGAGGCTGTGGGGTTGGCACGGTATCCCGCCCGCGATAATGTCAGCGCGTGGTAGTGTTCGAGCGCAAGTGCGCCGGATGTCGCGAAATCGTGGAACGTTGGGCCAATGTTTTTCGAGGATTTTGGTCGCATAGTCATCAATCTCAATCTGTGCAACGCACGACATGCCAACGGATTCAAAGCCAAGGTCAATGCCGCCGATGCCAGCGCAGACGCTTATGAAGGTCAGCATTCGTCAACTCCTAAAACAGCAACCGCGCCGTTGGTTGACGCGGTTGATAACTCCACTAAGACTCCGCCGTTTAGACTTCGCGTAGCTCCGTTTCAGCCTTCGCGTAGTCGATAACAAAGCCTCCGCCCGCTACTTCGCGAAGGATGCCAGCACTCAAAAGATTGTCGCGGGCCTTCGATGAGGTGGAGTAGCTACTCCATCCGCACAGTTCGCGAAGTTGACCCGCATTGTCCAACTGCGTGATGTTCTGCTCATACAACACGCGCACAATCGCGCGGAGATCATCCGCGGCAATGCGCGACTTGCCATTACTGGCTGGCATCAGCGTGGCTTCGTTGGGTGGGGGTAGCGCTTCGTTGTGGCTTTCTAATGCCCTATTTTGTTGTTGGGCTTCGCGCTCTTGCTGTCGGGCTTCGCGCTCTTGTTGTCGTGCTTCGTCTGCGCGGCGCTTGGCTTCGCTGCGTTGCACCGTGGCGATGTACTCTCGCGTGCGATCAAGGCGGCTTTGGATTGTCGCTGATACATAAATAATCAGCGCTACGAAGGTACCAAAGACCACCGCCAAGACCTTGCCAAGCCAACCCAGTGACGCAGGCGCATGGCTCCACAAGGCTCCAATATTGAAACCCAACTCTACCAGTAGCGATACGCCGAAGGCTGTCCATGGCCATGCACCAATGGGTTGCTTGTGGGTGGTTTGGAGTTCGATGTAGCTGCTCAGCCACATCAACGCGAGGTCAATGCCGAGTACCATAATGATGGTGGAGACAAGGTTGATAAACCACCCTAGGCCCGTGAGCGATTCGCCATAGAGCAGCATAACCATCGCCATATGGACGAAGCTCACCACAATCCAAAGTTTGTTCAGGTGGCCAAAGTTGGTACGCAGGCCTGTGATGCGGTCGGTGTCATTCGGTGCGACAGATTGATATTCAATAGCGCCGCGAAAATGTTTTGACATAGGTTGATAGCTCCTGTCGTGGTTAGGCTTGGTGTTTGGTGAGTAGGGCTTTCGCGAGTTCTTGAATGCCTTCGTCAACGTGGCTGAACGATGCTACGATTTCTAGGACTTCGTGACATTCGGCTAGTTGCCGCTTGAGTGCTTCAACTTGATCGGGGTTGTCTTTATTCCAATCGTCACGAGGCGATTTGTTGCCGCATTGCATGCAGAAGATTTTTCCTTGAAATGTCTCAGGATGTTTATAGCCACAAAATCGGCATGGGTTGTACATCAGCAACTCCTAAAAACCAAAACCGCCAGCCGTGCCAGCGGTTCTAGTCGATATTTATACTTCACACCACGCATTACACCATTCAAGTAACCAATCATTGCCCTCTAGATCGGATTTCCGTTCTTGTGGCTTGAGTGCCATGCATGAATATGACCACCAACCCTTGTATTGTTCCGGTTCTAATAGGCCGTAGTGAGTGTCTTTATAGCGAATCCAGATATAGCGTGGATTCGTGCGGTCTGGCATTGCATCAGCGAGTGGTATCCACGCAAGCGGGTGTACATGCTTGCCGCATGTGCAATAAATAGTATTCAGATCCATATCGGGACTAATATCGCCGCCTCGCAAGGTCATTAGTACTGATTTTTCATGCTTTTGACACCATGCAAGCATGCATGTTGCACACCGTGTTGCATTAGGCGGTGATATTGAACGCTGCGTAAATTCAGCAACGACCGTGCGCGTTATGACGGATTCGCTGTGAACTGTACCATAAATGCGCTTTTGAGTCGTATGTTCTACGATTAATTGCTTTGATGAAAACATAAATCCTCGTTTATGCAGCGTAGCGGTTACGCCGCGCTAGTCGAAAATCAGTCCAGAGTGGGGGTAGTCTGTGTTGGGTGCGTTGATAATCCCCTTCAGCCACCCCACCAACACGGACAATCGTGATCGCGTCTAACAGACAGGCATACGCCTCGTTTGGAGAGATAGCAACGATTGTCCGTTTTTGTATCCAGATGCGGTCAAACAATAGCCTGACCAGTTCACGGCGTTCGTCTGGCGTTGCTGCATCGATCAAGGCTGGTAGATTCTGTAGCAGCGCTGCGGCGTGTTGCAGATTTAGCGGCGTGACCGTGGCGGGCTGCGCTTGCAACTGCGCCTCTAACGCCGCCTTGCGTTGCTGGTATTGGTCTTTCGATATCACGCCTTCAGCGTAGACCTCGGCATACCGCGCCAACGTCTGGCGAATGCCTGCGGGATCGACCTTTGGCGCTGGCGCTGGTGTTGCAACCAGGTCAAGTACCTGGTCGTGCAATTCGTCAGGCAACGCCATGAGCTTCAGCATATCCACCGTTTGCTGCTCCAACAGTGCCAACGGCTGCAACTTCGTCAAGCATGAGCGATTTGAGAAGCCAGAGCAGCGCAGGTAGTGGTGCCGCTTGTGATGCGCGAGGCGCTGACTGGTATGCTGCCACATGCGCTGATTGCACTCGGCACAGTAGGCCACGCCCAACAGCATCGACTCTTGATACTGCCGTGGCTTGCCGCCCTGGTGCGTGTGCTGCGCTCTGATCTGGCAGGCTCGCTGCCATAGTTCGACGCTGATGATCGGCTGGTGTGTGGCTTCGATGCTGCCGCTGTTGCCGATGTACGCCGCGTTGTTGAGAATGCCGCGCACGGTTTCACGACCAAATAAACCGAGCTGGCCTTGGCGGTTGCGATAGCGGATTTGCTCAGTATTCAGATGATCGGCGATGCTGGTATAGCTGTGCTGACCTGTCGCGTACAGTGCGAAGATGGTGCGCACGGCTGGCGCGTCCTCGGTTGGTTCCAAGCGCTGTCCGTTGTTGCGATAACCGAACGGCGCAGGGCCAACCCACTGGCCTGAATCGGCTTTGTGCTTCAGCGCACGACTGACGCGCTCGCTCAGCATGTCGCTGTACAACTGCGCCGCGCCTGCCATCACGGTTAAGCTGAAGCGGCCCCCAGCGGTCATACGGTCGATGTTTTCGGTGACGCTCTCGAATACGATGCGGCTGAAGTTGGTATCGATCATCGTGAGTGCGTCGGCGGTGTTGCGGGCTAATCGGTCTAACTTCCAGACCAGTACCGCGTCAAGCCGTCGAAGTTGTACATCTCTGAGCAACTGTTGCAGCGCGGGGCGTTTGGCGTTGCGCCCGCTCTCGGCTTCGTCCACATATTCGTGGTAGACCTGCCAGCCGCGTTTGACGGCATAGGCGCGACAATCGGCTAACTGGGTGTCGATACTGGTATTATCGCGTTGGGCTTCGCTGCTCACCCGTGCATAAATTCCGACCTTCATGGGCTGCGTTCTCCGTACTAGGTGTCTCTCGCATGATACGGGTAACGATCCGCGCGAGCAACTGCGCCAGCGGATCGTCAGGGGATAAAAAAACCACCTGCTGCGGTGGCTTCGTGGGGCTAGGGGTTGGTTGTGAGTCGCGGCGGGTCTGCATTCGTTAGTTCCTCTCGCTTCGTCAAGAGTGCATAAACAAGTTTGTTTAGAAATTGCTCAGCTTCGATGTACGTTGGCTTGCGTGTTTGGTATTCGCCGTCAAGGTAGCACATGAAGTCTTGCGCTTTACGGTCGTATACGATCATTTTTCGGTACATTCAATACCTCGTTTCGATACCATTCAATCGCACACACGATCACGTCGCCATGGCACGGCGCAGGGCTACACCAGCAGATCAGTACCCCGTCTGGCTTGGCGGCGAGTTCAGCAACCAAGCGCCGTTGTGGGCTGTCTAATTGCAACTGCATCCAGAGCCAGAGGCGATACGATTCGATGGGATTATCGCTTGCTATGGCGTTGAACTTCGATTTCACGTCAGGGTAGGCGTAGGGGTTGCCAAGAACGCTAGGGCGACCGATGTAGATCCCTGTGCCGTGATAGGTGCGCTTATTCGCTACGCGGTACATCGATCAAGCTCCAGTAACTGCCGCTTCACGTCCTCGACTGACCGCGCCACGAAGGCCAAGCCGCCTGCTGCGTTGACGCGGTTAATGTAGCGCTCTTGCATGGCAGTTGGTTGACGACCTTCGACCTTGATTTCAATCGCCACGAACTTGCCGCGCCAACAGATGTTCAAGTCGCTGACACCAGCCCAACCGCCTTGCACGCGGTTACCTGATTCACCCGTAAACACGCCGCTGTTAGTGCGTAGGACAATCGCGCCATGCTCCTCTAACCATTTGATGATCTTGTGTTGCAGCTTGGTCTCTGGTGTACGCTTCGGCTTGGGCTTGGCTTGGTTACGATATGGGCTGCGTGGGGTTGTTTGGCGGCTGTTGGCGGGGTCGATGATGGTGAAAAATTCAGTATCAGAAACATCGTGCATAACTTTCCTCACTCATGTATTACCACTTTTCTTCCATTACATCGTCAACGAATACCCGATAACTACGGTACAGCGACACGGCAACAATGATCACGGGCTGCGGATTCGTCAGCGTTGGCGGGTTGGTTGGCACTTGATCGTAGACGTTGCGCCGACTGATAATCATGCCCTTGCGAATCTTACCCATATCCTGCCGCGTGGGTTTACCGTCTGCGGTGCGGCGCTGCGACACGATATATCTGAAGCGCACCCATTGGCCTAAGCCAAGCCCACGCGGCTTTGGTCGTCTACCCATGACTAGCCTCGGAGTGATGCAGTTCATCAGTGGGAATCGGCTCGACCTCGACGGTGTAGCTTGGGTTGTGGCGTTGCATCGTGGCGGCGATCTGCTTAGCGGCTACTTGATACTGCCACGGGTGTGCTAGTGATTTGATGACCAAGTTTTGGTGTTTATCGGCATACCGTACGCGGTCGCCTTGGGTGAGTTTGATACGATACATGGTTACTCCTTGGGACACCAGACAATGTACATATTGCCGATACGTTGCGCTTGCAGTGCGTTGGCAGCGATGCGATGCACGATTGCTCGACGGCTGATACCGTAATGCTGCGCGGCTTCAAGTGTTGGCAGCCACTGGCCTGTTGTTGGTTCGCTGCGAATTGTCTCGGCTAGTTCGCGGAGCCAGTCAAGGCTGATCCATTCCAGCCGCCAGCGCCACCAGAACCGCTGATCACGCAGAACCTGTGTAACCTGATCAGTGGTGAGCCAATGGTGGCAATACTTGCCTGTCGTTTTCGTGATACCGCACGCCTTGATCATTGCTACTGTCGCCTCGTAGGAAATGCCAAGGTAGCGCCGTAGCTCGCTAGCAGTCATGGTGTGTGTGTTGCGGACATGCTTGATACTCATGCCGTGACGGTGCATGATGACGCGCACGCTAATGTGTGATGTCTTAAGTTTCTTGGTAATGGTCTGCATCGGTACGCCACTCGCAGCGGCGGTATGGATATAGTCAATCTGCTCTGGTGTGTAGCGTTGGTAGGGCTTCCGCTGAAGCAGGCTAGGCTGGTAGCGTCGCATCGCCCACCTGCCATTGTTTGCCACAGTTGCAGCATTTCACGGTTTGGTTGACTTGGGCGAGGGCTTTGCTGCCACAGTGCGGGCAGGTATTCGCTTCGATGTGGTCAGCGCCGCGCCGTAGCCAGTCTTGTAGTTTGGGATCTGCGGTCAGGTCGTGTTCAGGCATAAACTCCTCGCAAGAAAAAAACCGCCCGTGGGCGGTGTTGGTTGAGTGTCGATTGGTGGTTATTCGTCTGTGGTACTGCGTTCGCGTAGGCCGAGGTAGACGGTGACTTTACTGTTCAGCACGATCTTGCGACGGCTGCGAAAGCCCTTACTGTCCAAGATGCGCCCGAAGCTGGTACTCGTCATCGCCCGTTCGCCGCGTGCCTTGGCCCATTGTTCAAACTCGTAGTAGAACGCCTTAGCCGGAATATCATCATTATCATTGTCGGTAATGATGTATTTCTCGTCTAAGAACTGGCCGATCACGTCCGATGCACCACGGTAGTTTTTCTTAGCCCTCTCGACGGCTTCACAACTGCCAAGGCCATGCGCTAACCAGTCACGCAAGCCGTCAAGCGCCCAATTCAGGATGCCGGATGTTTCTGTGAGCAAGCGCTGGTCTAAGGTTTTATCCATACGATGCTCAAAGCTCTGCGTAAACGGGATCGCTTCAAGCCGTCGCCAGATGCCTACATCCATGTTGCGAATCGCTGGCAGGTAGTTGGTCGCCATCATGATTTTGAAGTTGGGCCGATAGCTGAAAAACTCACGCTTCAAAAATCGACAGGTAATCATGTCGCCACCCGTCAAGTGTTTGACACGCGGTTCGTCAAGGCGCTTGTCGGATTCAGTTTCGACAATGGTCACAAACCGCACGCTGCGCAGCATGGCAAGGTCGTTGGTCTGGTCGCCAGAGCGATGCGCGTCAAGCATCGGGCTGTGGGCTTCTTTGGCATAGTCGCCCAGCATGTAGCTCAGGGTTGAAATGAACGTTGATTTACCGTTTGCGCCACCGCCAAACAACAGGAACATTTTTTGTTCCTTGGTGCTGCCAGTCAAGCAGTAGCCAACGACGCGCTGAATGTACTTAATGAGTTCTTGGTCGTTGTTGAAGATATCGATTAGGAATTGCCGCCACGCGGGACACGTTGCATTAGGATCATAATGAACATTGGCTTGCATCGTGATCATGTCGTCTTGCTGTCCTGGGCGGCAGGTCTGCGTTTGTAAGTCAATCACGCCGTTTTGCACGCCTAACAGCCATGGGCTGGTATCGTACTCAATAATGCTGGTGTTGAAGCGTGGCAGCATTTTTGCGACTTCCAATCCGGCTTTGATGCCGTTATTATTTTCGCCGCGCTTCTTTGACCACTCAAACAGGCTAGTAGCGCGTTTGGTGTCAGCGATGGTGCTGGCCGCCTGTTGGCGCTCGCGCATCATTGACCAGTAGATTTGACCCGCCTCAACATCGCGATCTTGTTTCCAATGATGCCCTGACCACGTAAGCCAGCCGCGACCGTCACGACAGTAGCGCAACTGGTCGCCGTGCAAGGCTTCGAGGCATTCAGCGTTGCCAAGATCGGTCATGGGTGCGCTGGTGAGAATCGGGTGAAACACGTCGCGAACGTGCGAGTGCTGGACTGTGGCATTGATCGGCGGGGTCATCGACGGCTTGGGCGTGGGCTTCATGTCCATCAAACTTGCCGCCTCTCGTACTGCACTGGTGAAATCGTGATACCCGCGTGCGTACATCCAGACCTTGAACGGGTCAGTTGCACCAAACAGCGGATCGTTCGTATTGAAGTGGTAGGCCGTGTTGCTGTCGTCGTACACTTCAATCGTGGGGTTGCTGCCACCTGGGCGAATGTAGCCGCGTGCGGTGCGGGGCACGTAGCCAGCGGCTTCAAGTTCGTCGCGAATGCTGTAGCGTTGATTGAACGTGTCGATCACGCTGGCATCGCCATTCAGGTACGGACGCTGTACGCGGGGCGACGGCTGAAATACGGGCACTTCAACCTCGGTCATGGCGCGTGCGGTTGCCAGCAGCGTTTGTATGGTTGTATCGTCAACGTAGGGGATGGTACCAAGGTCGCCGCTGATGACCTCGTAATAGCGGCCACTGTGGTGCAGGCTTGGGGCCATGCCGATCACGTTGCCAACGCCACGGGTCTCAATCACGACTGAACGCTTGGCGGCGTTGTCGGCGGGCACGTAGGCGAGGCCCTCGGGCTTGACGTGCAGTTTCGTTCTGAACAGCAAGTGATAGCCACGGCCACCGCTGCGTTGAATCACGCAGCCGCCAACGTCGGCGATTTGCATGAAGCGGTCGTAAAACGTTGCGTCGTCAAAGTCGATTGCGATCAAGTCGCCTAACGCGCCGCAGACCATGGCGAATTGTGCGCCGTGTTGGTGCCAGTATTCGACCTCGGTTTGTGTTGGCAGGCGTTCGCGGTACGGCTTCCATGTGCTGCTGTGTTGGTCTTTGGGTGGCAACAGGTCGAAGCGTGGGTTTTTATCGGTCGCCACTGGAATGATAGAAATACCAGACCGCACTACAGCGAGCGCGGTCTCTAGGAGTGCGGTTGGTTGCATGGTTAGTTACTCAGATATGGGGCAAGGGTGGCGCGTAAATCTTCGATAGAGCCAATAAGATCTTCGCGTTCCTTGAGAGCGAAGTGAACTGCGGCGTTTGCTTTGTTGTATTCTTTTTGGGCTGCTTCAAGCTTAT